CAAGATGAATATGACGAAGTGGCCACCAGTACTGGCAAGATTATTGTGGCGACTTACGGTGTGGCCGCTGTGGGTATTAATATTCCAAGGATTTTTAATCTGGTTCTTCTTGAACCCGGAAAGAGCTTTGTCCGTGTTATACAGTCAATTGGGCGCGGCATTAGAAAAGCGGAAGACAAAGACCACGTGGAGATCTGGGACATAACCAGCACCTGTAAATTTGCCAAACGACACTTGACCAAACGTAAGGTATTCTATCGTGATGCAAACTATCCGTTCTCGCAGGAAAAGTTAGAATGGAAATAACAGTCAAATCTCTTGACATTCTGCCTGCTATACTGTAATATACACACATGAGAATACTAACACTGGACAACCGAGCATTTGACCTTGACCATCTTCCGGAGGAAGTGGAAGACATGAGATTTGCTATATTTGACAACAGCGATCCTCGGGATCCCGACTATCATTATATTCCACTGATCTTTCTTGAAAGTTTTAACGCACCTGCACTGGTGCTACAAATTGGTGAACACAAAATACGCATGCCCATGGACTGGCAGATACTGATCGGTGAGCCCGAAGTAGGTGATTTAGAAGTGCTACCATTGACCAGCATCAATGATCGCGGCTTCAAAGTATTTCAGTTCAATCCACTCAGCAGTTTCCGTCCAAGTTTTCCAACTGTTGAAATTGTAGACGTGTATCATGAAGTGGCCTGGTATGCGCCTAAACTAAAGAATGGACAGATGCTGTGCATACCGTTGAGTGATGATCCCAAACCAGACTGTGTGTATTTTGTCAAAGACATCAGTCGTAACTGTGAGATTGTAGACTATCAAAAGGCCTGGTAATGAGTGATAAACTAAACATTGCCAACGAGATGCGACAGTTTGATCGCAAGAATCGAGACTTCTATAAAAATTTAACTGACGAAGAACGTAAAAAGTTTAGTAACTATCTTATGATACGTTGGGGCAGTGCAGTAGAAGGATCAAGAGAACTACAAGAGTTTTATCTTATCGCTACCAATGAACGCTTTAATAAACATTTCTTTACACTGAACCGACATCCAGAACTGCAATGGCTGTGCGCCACCACTGTGAGTCCCGACATGGGCACACCACGACACACGTGGATTGCTCCTAAGAAAAAAGAAGCAGGTGCTAGTGCTAAACGCAAACAGTTACAAGAAATTTATCCACACTATAAAGATGATGAGATAGATGTAATGATGCAGATAACAACACAAAAAGAAATCGACGCTTATCTCAAAGATTTGGGACAAGACAAGAAAAAATGAGTTACACCTGTCAGTACTGCCGGAAAGACTTTGTCAAAGAAACAAGCCTGACTGTGCATAGCTGTGAACCACGTCGTCGCAGACAAGAACGAACAGAGCGCGGCGTAGAACTGGGCTTTCAAGCCTACATTAAATTTTATGAAATGACACAAGGCAGTGCCAAACTAAAGACATTTGATGACTTTGCTGACTCACCGTACTACCGAGCATTTGTCAAGTTTGGTCGCTACTGTGTGGCCATACGTGCGATTAACCCTGCACGTTTTATGGAATGGGTACTGAAACAAAACAAAAAGATTGATCACTGGTGTCGAGATGCTGTGTACACCGAATACTTGATATATTATTTGCAAGTAGAAAACATCAACGATGCCCTGGCTCGTGCAATGGAGTACGGTATTGACTGGGCAGAGAAAACAGGCAATCCTGCTCAGGATTGTTTGCGCTATGGCGGAACTAATGCCACAGTGTATGCAGTTACAACAGGACGTATCAGTCCTTGGGTAATCTACAACTCCAAGTCCGGACAAGGGTTTCTGAGCACATTGGATGCTGGTCAAATAGCCATGGTATGGCCCTACATCGACAGTGATGTATGGCAAAAGAAGTTTGCAGACTACCCAGCAGATCAAGAATATGCCAAAGAAATATTAACGCAAGCAGGATGGTAACATGATCAAAAATATAACAAGTGGCACAGGTATAAATGTTGTAGGCGGTACCCCTAGCATGACATATATAAGTCCCGGAGCACAAAGCGCTGGGATGCTACGCTACAATCCAAATTCCGGTAACATAGAAGTGTATGATGGCCTTGCATGGTTGACATTGTCCATCGGTTACACTAATATAGAACTCAGTGCAGATGTGCAAGCAGTACTGCACTGGGCCCGAGAGAAAATGAATCGCGAAAAAACTCTTAGAGAATTAGCCGACCGCAGTCCAGCTGTGGCAGACGCCATGGCCGCAGTAGAACACGCACAAGAGCAGTTGGACATTGTGGCAACACTGGCCGATGTATAAAAAACTAGCAGCCATTGGAGATAGTTTTTCCAGCACTGACTACGGTGTTAGTTGGCCCGACTTGGTAGCAGATAAACTTGGCTGTGAATTGGTTCGTGCATCAAGCCCCGGCGCTGGCAATAGTTTTTATGTTGAAAAGTTGCACGACTGTGTTCGAGATCCTGCGGTAGATCTTGTGATAGTACAACTCACAGAACCCAGTCGTGCTGTGATTGGATTGCGAGCCTGGGAAGAAGTTGCGTTGGGATTAAGACCGTCGCCTTATGGAATACCAGTGACTGGTCTTAATCACAATCATGTGTACAAAGATATAGGTTGCTATACCATGAATGTACACAACAACGAACGCTGGCTTGATCCCTTCATTGGAAACACAGGAATAGATCGTTTTTGGCTCAGTCAAGGCGCTGGCGCACGTTGGTGGCATTATCAATCTGTGCATAGTGTACTAGCAATAAAATCGTTATGTGATGCACACAACAAAAAACTAGTGTTGTTTTCGTGGTTTGTACCTTGGTCGGAGTTCTTTGTTCCGGGGTATGAATGGCTACAAGCAACATTGACATTAGTGCCAGGTGTTGCCAAGCATGAGGGCGAACTACTGAACTTGCCCGTGACCAGTTGCGGACATTATGCCACAGAAGCATACCAACAATTGTTTGACAAGTATCTGTGGCCCAGTCTGGAACCATTATTATGAATAGACTGTTTACTTTTGGGTGTAGTTATACCAGTTACGCTTGGAGCACCTGGGCAGACATACTGGGTCAATCGGCCCAAGAATTTCAAAACTGGGGAATGTTGGGCACCGGCAATCAGTTCATCTTTAACAGTGTACACGAATGCCACCAACGGAATAGACTGCAACCAGGAGATACTGTCGTTGTGTGCTGGACCAATGCCATGCGCGACGACAGATATACCAATGGTTGGAATACACTGGGTAACATCTACACTCAACCGTTGTATGATCCTGCATGGGTACGCAAGTGGATAACCGAACGTGGGTGTTTGCTAAGAGACTTAGCGGCCATTGCCGGTGTTCGGCTATTGCTAGAGTCTACAGGAGTCAACTGGCACTTCCTGAGCATGGTACCCGTAGATCAAATCGATCAGTACACTGCCCAAAAGAATCCCAGCCAGGATTTGTTAACTCTGTACCAAGATGCTATTGCCGACATAAAGCCCAGTTACTGGCAAGTGCTAGAAGGTCGCCCTCGGTTAAAGTTTGACTCGCATCCTAGTCCAGAAGACCACTTGTACTATTTGGATCAGGTGCTACCAGAATTTGCCATTGCCGAATTGACTAGGTTGCAAGTGGCAAAAGAAACTGCTATAATACAGCAGTCAGGAACAGTTCCTGAATACAAAAAACCAAACGTTATACGAGCATGAGCGCAGATATTGACATTGACTTTGCAGACCGCAATCAACTGCTGGAATTAATTCAGCACACCCCTGCACGACAAACTGTTCAAGGTCAAACTCGTCGGCACAACTCTGGTGTGTATGTGACAGACATTCCGCAGGATCCTGTAAATTGGTGTGCGGCCATAGACTACGAAGCCGCGGAACAACTGGGTTATTTTAAAATTGACTTGTTGAACATGAGTGTTTACCAGTTAATTACCGGTCCTGACCACTATGCCACAGCAGTGGTCACAGAACCTGCGTGGAGTAGACTGTGGCAAGAACCCGAGTGGGCAAAACAATTGGCACACGTTGGCAACTACACAGATTTATTAAAAGAAATGCGTCCAGATTCGATTCCACGTATGGCAGCGTTTATCAGTATCATTCGCCCAGGTAAAGCACACTTGCAACGACAGTCCTGGGACGTGGTGTTTGCGAGTGTATGGGATGGTGATGAAAGTCGAGGCTACACATTCAAAAAGTCTCACAGCCTAAGCTACGCAATGCTAGTGGCTCTTCATATGAATTTGCTCAGTCCATCCGTCGCACCAGCGTGATACTTTTACGCTTGCCTTTTTTCAGTGCAATATCAGCAAGGCTACACACCGGGCCATGCAGTATTTCCAAATCTTTATTAGCAAATGTGCGTAGACAAGGTCGGAATACGTCCCAGTCTTTTTTCAGGAAGATGTTGATGGGAATACTTCTATTGCTCTCCCACCACCAGGTATTGGCCAACTCTAGAAATCTTTGTTTCAGCACAGGGTCGTGTATGCTGCCAAAGTCGTATATGGTGGTAACTGATATGTCTTGATTCTGCACAATGCCCACGTACTCCGTGGAAGCATATACACACAGTGTAATAAAGGGGTATTGTTCGCTGAGTTTAGTAAAGATATCATTGGCCATCGGTGGTATTTATACCGTGCATTTTTGGCTAAATTTAAAGGTTATCTTTTGTCGCTAAATA